CCCACATAGTGTGGGCCCTCCGTAACAATTCTCCAATGGAGGACAATTATGTCTAAATTAGAGCCAGATGCTAATGGGAACTATAAACGTTCCCGTTATTCGTCGCGCTCGGTTCCCGTCGTCCAATTTAGATGGCCCAAGGCTGATACCTTAACTGGTACAGGTGCTTGGGATAGATCTAAAGCAGACTATCATGGCGAATCTGAAGTAGCGACGATGCTGAATGATGAAGCTATAGTTTGGCGTAACTCTAACAAGAGTTGCTCGAATTATTGCCGTCATCATAAGTTTCAAGCTACCAGGAAGAACCTGATAGGCCCTATCCAGTTTGTTATACCGGATAGTGACGGCGTGAATCCCCACGAAACTGCGGCTCCTTTTGGCTATGGTCAAGTACCATGGCCTGAAGACCCACATGTTCACGCGGGAACTCCTCCGAGCATAGACACAACATCATTTGCGAAACGGGCTATGAAAAACATAGTTCCGGGGATCGGTGGTGGAGCGTCTTATGTTGTCTCGTTAATCGAATTACGAGACGTGGGAAAACTCTGCGCCCAACTCAGCAAAGCCGTTCACCTTGCCGTTCGTATCTTTAATGATGCGAAGGATGGTGGATTACCTTTGTTGGTGTATCAGGCCCTTCACAGTAAAATGAGCTTTAACAAGCTCATGAAGGTCCTAGCAGAGTATAACCTGGCTTACGCCTTTGGTTTGCGGCCGTTAATCAGCGATATACGGGCAGCTATGAATGCTGTCCCTATTGTTGAGGCTAAACTGAAAGATCTGTTTGATCGTCAGGGAAAACCACAGGTGAGGCACTACGTTGAGAATCTTCACGACCAGGAGACTCATAACTGGTCTACTGGAGATCGGCCTAATTGGGCTAATCATCACAGTAGCGTTTATGAGTACGAGGCGAAGCTCTGTTGTACTGTGAAGTACACTTATGAGCTGCGAGATTCCTTCGGAAATCCCATTAACATGAAGGCGATTGAGACTCAGGCAAGAGCATACTTAGATTATTTTGGGGTTAATCTTAACCCTGCTATAATCTGGGATGTCATACCTTGGTCGTTCGTCGTTGATTGGTTATGGGATGTAGGTTCATGGTTAGGCTCTTTTTCTGCGAAGAATCTGAGTCCTAACATGTGTTACCTCGATGGATGTATTAGCGTTAAGTTAGTGCAGAAGTCGAGTTGGATAGGACGGTGTATGGCGCGTAGTCAACCGAATGGCCAACCTGAGGATGGGCTTATGATAGCCTATCACGAAGGACAGCTTAATTCGAAGCACTATACGCGTATACCGTATCTACCTTCTGCAGACGATCTCTATCAGGGGAGCCCGGAAAACCGGGATTTCTCTCAGTGGAGTTTGGCTGCGTCTTTAGTGGCCGTTAGGCTACGCTAGCCTCCAGACTATTTTCTGGAACCTTTATATATATCGTTAAGAAAGGACTGATTGTATGTTTAATCAAAATACATCAATCGTGGTTGGCGAATCTACTACTAAGTATGGTTTAATATCCGTACAAGGTGGTACATCTGTCCGATCCAATGAGGATGCTACTATCGGCACTCCTGACCTCTTCACCATTAGTCATGAGACTAAGGGAAAAGGGGCCGCTGCTGTCGATAGACACATGGTCCGCATTGATACTACTAAAGCTATCGAAAATAGTGATGGTAGTATTGGAACAGCGACGGCTACGGCATATGTGGTGCTAATCGCACCCCATGCTGTTGTTACCAAAGCTGACGTTGCTTTTGCCTTTGCAAAGTTAGAAGCGTTTCTCGTGGCCACAGAGGCCGGAGCAACGAAACAAAACTTGCAAAGAGTTCTTGGCAACGAACCGTAAGTGATTAAGACGATACAGTCAAAACAAAGGAGAATGGATTATGAACCCATTGCTGCCGTCGCTAGTTAGGCGACTCATGTTAGATTGTTATCGAGACGCTTGTATGCTGTATGATCCCGGATACGAGGGAAGTAATTCCTTCGCCCGTGATAGGAAAACACTGCAAGAATTGTCAGCGGATGATGCCCTTCTGGGGCTCCCGCAACTAGGGAAGTTGATAGACCTTAGCCTCGCGGCCGTAGGTAATCTTTCCTTAGTAGATGTTAGCTCGGTGTTACCAACGCATCCGTTATTGTTGAAAAACTTAATGGAGCGGGAATGTAATGCCGGGTTGGTTCGATTGTTGCGACAAGTATGTCACTTGTTTAGCAAATTTGAGTCCAGTAATGTGGGAAATATTGAGTCTATGGTTGCAGGTTTCTGCACTCGTAATTCTGCTGCTGCTGTGAAGCACTGGCAGGATCGTGACTTGATATTTCCTCGGCAAATTGCCCATTTAATCCTCGGTCATCTCGACATGCGTGACATCAAGCCCAAACATGGGCCGGGTGCCGTTGCATCGAAAGAGAAGCCGTGGGAGAAGATGGTGTTCAGGAAGATATACGAGGAGGTACAGAATATGTATCCCTTCGATGAATATTTCTTTTTGAATAGTACGCATCTAGCCGACACATTGCAGGTGCTCGAGTCCTGTGTGTGTTCTAACGAACCCACATCGCGTATGGTTGCTGTACCAAAGGATTTCAGGGGGCCGCGCTTAATTTGTGCGGAGCCTCTTGAATTACAATGGTTGCAGCAGGGCCAGCGCGCGCTGCTCGAGGAGGCACTAGAAAATAATTACTTAACACGGGGCTATGTAAATTTCGATGACCAAAATGTCAATCGGAATATGGCTTGCCGGGCGTCTGTTGATCAGCGTTATGTAACGCTCGATTTAAAAGACGCAAGTGATAGAATAT